TGGCGCCTCAAGCCCGTGGCTTCATCGGATTCCTGGCTACGAACGCCTCGCGCGGTGCCGGTGGCGTTGCCCCATCTGGCGTGTCCAACACAGCCCCGACAGATGGCACTCAGCGCGCGTTCACCGAAACGCTGCTGAAGGACACCATGAAGCTGATGTTCGACAACGGATCGCCGGAAATGGACAGCCTGTATGCGCTGATCCCATCTGCCCAGCGCGCCACGTTCGACACCTTCCTGGCTGGTCAGACCCGCTTTGACAAGGCCGAAGACAAGACCTTGACGGCAACACTTGAGGTCTACATCGGTCCCTTCGGTCGCGTCAAGGCCGTTAACGCACGTCACATGCGCGCTCGTGAGGTGATCCTGCTGAACAAGGAGTATGCAGCCCTCGGTGTCTACAGCCCGATGCGTGACACCGAGTTGGCCAAGCGTGGCGACGCCCGCGAGTTCATGGTGAACACCGAATGGACTCTGCTGATGAAGAACGAAAAGGCCCACGGCATCGTCGCCGACCTGACCTGATCGGCGGGGCTTCGGCCCCTTTTATTCGCCTCAATCACAGACCCGCTTCGGCGGGTTTTTTCATGGCTGATTCAAAGATTCTGCAACGTCTTGACCGTGGCTATACCTACATGACGTCAGAGGATGGTGTTACCCGCGTGGGCACTGTCGTTGATGTGTCAGATGTGGCCGACGCGGTGAAAGAGCGCCGCGCTATGGGTATGACGGAGCAGGTCTTTGGTCGCCATGAGGCATCCATTCCTTTGGAAACATTGGATGCGTGGGCCAAGAAGATCAGCAATGGTGCATTGAATGCGTTTGATGTGGCTGATGACGATGCCTTATTGAATCGTTTTATGGCTGAACACGGCTGCTACAAAGTTCATAAGGGCTGGCAATGAACTACGGCCAACTAAAGACGGCGGTTAACTCGTTTCTGAATCACAGCGCGGCCACATCCAGCGTTGCCACATTCGTGCAACTGGCAGAGGCTGTGATCCGCCGTGATGTGCGCGTGCCAGCGCTTGAATCCAAGGTGACGGGCGCGCTTTCTGGCGGCGTTTTGACGCTGCCTGATGACTTCCTGGATGCTCGCCGGTTGGTTGTGGCTGGATACCCGCGCGACTACGTTTCAGCCGACGCCTACCAAGTGCTTGAGACTGACGGTGCTACCTACCGAAAGTTCACGCGCATTGGCAATACGATGCAAGTGCTTGGAGGCGGATCTGGCGTTTACTCTTTGCTGTACACGGGTGCATTTGATGTGCTGTCAGATGATGCCGACACCAATTGGCTATTGATGAATGCGGCTGATGTTTACTTGTTCAAGTCGCTTACCTATGCGGCAGCGTTCGTCAAGGATGCCGCAGCAGCGCAAGGTTACGAGGTGCTGTATCAGTCCGCAAAAGATGCGGTGAACCTCAGGGCTGAGATTGACCGCTATAGCGGATCTCCCTTGAGCATGAATGTGGGTTCTCCCGCATGATTCCGCTTATCGGCTTTTCCCCTGATGCTGAGCCCACTACGCCGGGCTGCATCCTTGATGCCTACAACATCATCCCCTACGAAGCGGGTATGAAGGCTGCGCCAAGCGCTGCGGCTGTCGCGTTAGGTGCTTTGGCTGCTGAGTGCAGGGGATCGGCTGTGGTGCGCCAATTGTCGGGCGGATCGCGCTTCTTCTCTGGCACGACATCAAATCTGTATGAGGCTTCTGGCGCCTCATGGTCTTCCGTTGGTTCAAGCTACACGCTTGGCACGGATGACCGTTGGTCTTTTGCTGGGTACGGTGATGCAGTCCTAGCGGCCAGCCCATTGACGACGATTCAGCGGTCAACAGGCGGCGCATTCACTGCGATTGCGTCGGCTCCAAAGGCTAAGATCATCGTATCGGCAAAAGGCTTTGTGATCGCCTTTGCTACCAATGAGGCGACCTATGGAGACAGCCCTGATCGGTGGTGGTGCTCTGCGCTGTTCAATGAAACAGACTGGACGCCTGCGCTTGCAACGCAATGCACAACCGGGCGCCTTACTGACGGCTCAGGTGGCTTCACGACTGCCGTGCGCTTTGGTGATCAAGTCGTTGCCTACAAGAACAGGTCCATGCACTTGGGGCACTACGCCGGTACGCCTTCGGTGTGGGATTGGGCTGTGGTGTCGTTTGATGTGGGTTGTGTCGGGCCAGAGGCTGCGGCAGATACAAGCATCGGGCATATCTTCGTAGGCTCTGACGACATTTACCACTTCGACGGTGCGCGGCCTGTCCCAATCGCTACGGGTACATGCCGCCAATGGTGGCTTAACAATTCCTCTGCTGAGTACCGCTACAGAACCAAGCTGCTTTGGGACCGTGATAACTCGCTGGTGTGGATGTTCTTCCCATCTTCGTCATCTACTGGTGCTTGTGATGATTGCTTGGTTTTCCACGTCTCCACACGTCAGTGGGGGCGTGTGAATCTGTCCGTTGAAGCGGTGGTTAACTACGTCAGCCCGTCAATCACCTTTGATGGTGGATCGCCACTTATCACGACATACGAAGGCGGTCCGGCAATCTCGTTTGACTCGCCATTCTGGCTGACGCAAAAGAGCAATCCGGCCATTTTCAACACATCGCACGCGATAAAGACGCTAACGGGCGTGCCGGGTGTTTGGTGGTTTGAGTCGGGTGACTATGGCGACGAGTCTCAGTGGTCGTATTGCTCTGATTTGCGCATGCGGTTCGCTCAAAAGCCAGCGACGATCACATGCACGTCAAGCACCAAAGAGACAAGCGGCGACACGTTGGCAACCATTGCAACGGTGAGTCATGACGGCTCTAAATTCCCGCTTCGTCAGACTGCTCGCTTTCACCATTTCCGCATTGATGGCGCTGGTGCGGCTAAGTTTTCTGGCATTCAGCCAAGCCTGAAAGACGCGGGCACGCGATGAAACCCGTATCCGCTCAAGTTCAGCGCAAGCGATCAAAGCTCATTGACTCGGTCTTTTTGTGGGTGACGCGCAATGCGCCAAAGCGCCCAAATGAGCCGAGCGAGCCATGGCAGTGGCGCGCTGTCGCGCACAGGGAATCGAAACGATGAGGCTGCCAGAAGAACCACGCTTGCCCGCTGAGCCCGCGCGGCTATTGCAGCAGTTGACCGACCGGATGCGCGACATTGTGCGGCAGGTAAACGGGATGACAGAGGGTCGCCAATCCGCGAACCATGCAGCCTTGCCATCGGCCCCAACTTCCGGCGCCTATGGATTGGGTGATTTTGTGCTCAACAGCACCCCGACTGAGCTTGGCTCAGCGGGATCAAAATATATCGTTCACGGATGGCGCTGCACCGTGGCGGGGGCGCCTGGCACATGGGTTCAGTGCAGATACTTGACAGGCAATTGATGATACTGAAGACGGTCCCGCATACGCACATAGACCGTGCTTGGCGAGATGGCGCACACAAGTTGTCAGAAGCCTGCGAGACAAGCGGCGGCGACATCACGGGCGACCAGTTGCGAATGGTCCTGGCCAGGGGCGAGCGGACCTTGCTTGCCATGACTCGCGGCGATTCGGTCGATGGCTGGGGTGTTGTGCAAGTAGACCAACTACCTAACAAGAGGGTGCTGTTCGTCACTGATATGTACGCCCCTGGCGCGGTGTTTGAAGAGTTCTTCACCGAGCTAAAGAAGTTCGCCGAGGCTAACGGTTGCAGTGTTATCCGATGCGCTGCCCAGCCTGTTCAGGCGCGGCTTTATCAGATCAAAGTGGGCTTCAAGCCCGTTCGCCAAATCCTAGAGGTGGAAGTATGAACAAGCGCCAGTTGTATGCGTTCGGCGAGCCTCTTGGCTCATGCGTGACCCGTAAAGAGGGTGGGCGCATCATCTGCGGCGGCGGGGGTGATTCGTCCTCCACATCGACGCCTCAAGTGGCCGATGAGCTGAAGCCGCTGGCGAACCTCTACACGCAGCAGGCCACAGACCTCGCCAACACGCCCTGGCAGGCTTACTCAGGGCAGCGCTATGCGGGCCTGAACGACACGCAAAGCCAAGCGCTGTCGATGATCCAAAACCGCGCCACGAACGGTAGCCCGGTGATGAGTCAGGCCAACAGCACGCTAACAAGCATGCTTCAAGGTGGGCAGACCAATCCCTACCTCGACCAGATGGTTAGCAAGGCCCAAGGCTCTGTGGCTGATCAATGGAACAACATGACCAAGCCGCAGATAGAGTCAAGCATGGTCGGCAGTGGTTCGTTTGGGAACTCGGGGCAGCAGCAAATGCAGGGGCTACAACAAAAGGCCGCAGTGCAGCAGATGGGCGACATTGCTACCCAGATGTACGGCAACGCCTACAACACGAACCAGGCGAACCAGATGCAGGCGCTCAGCATGGCCCCGACCTACGGCAACCAGGCGTACACCGACGCGGCGCAGATGCTGCAAGCTGGCACGACCAAACAGAACAACGCCCAGCAGAACAACGATTTTGCTTATCAGCAGTACCAAGACCAGCAAAACAACCCTTACAAGAAGCTCCAAACCATTGGCGGCGTGGTGGGTCAATCGACCGGCGCGCAGACAACGCAAAGCTCGGGCAAATGAACTTGATTGAAATTGGCTCGGGTGAGCTTGTATCGCCCGAAGTTGCCCGCGCGCTGATCATGCGGTATCAGAACGCAATGGCTCAAGTTGAAGGGGCCTTTGGTCAAGATGGCCGCCCTGTTGTTCACAAGTTTGCCCCAGGTGTGTATTGCCGCGAAGTTCACTTGCTGGCTGGTGATCAAGTGGTAGGCCGCATCCACCGACATGAGCATATGAACTTCATCAATCGTGGCTCTGTGACTGTGTTTACAGAGTTCGGCACAGACGAGCACAAGGCCGGTGATTCGTTCGTTAGCCAAGCCGGTACAAAGCGCGTTGTGTTGGCCCATCAGGACACGGTTTGGACAACGGTCCACCCCAATCCCGATAACTGCACAGATGTGCAGCAATTGGTCGATCGGTACACGGCAGAGACCTACGAAGAGATCGGCATGGCCGTCGCAGATTTGGAGCAATTGACATGACATATATGTGGGTTGGGATTGGCGGCATGGCTGCTGCTGGCGCCTTGGCTGACCGAAAGCGCCCATTGCGTGGTGCATTGCTTGGTGCGGCTGCTGGGGCCACTGGCGGGGCTGCTTTGGGCGTTGGTGCTGCTGGTGCGGCTGGCGGCGCTGCGGCTGGCACTGCTGCGGGCACGGCAACTGGCGGGGCTGTTGGCTCCGGCCTTGTCGCTGGCGGAGCAGGTTCTGGGGGCTCTGGTTTGGTGGCCAGCGCAGGCGCCGGTTACGGCCTTTCTGCTGCCCCTGCGGCTGGCACAGCGGTTGGTGGTGGGTTGTCTGCCACCACAAGCGCAACTATGGGCGGCGGCGCTGCTGAGAGCGGCGGGCTGCTGGCCGGTGCTGGCAAGTACGCAGGCGCAGCAAACACAGCGATGCAAGCCGCGAACAACGCCAAGCAACTGTCGCAGCCAGACATGCAGGCGCCAGCACCTCAAATGCCGCAGCCCACGCAAGGCCCAGATGTTTCGGGCTTGCTGGCTGCTCAGTCTCAAGTAGATCAAATGATCAGTGCCGAGCAACTGGCAAAGCGTCAGCAGCAGCAACAATGGCTTCAAGGTCTTTTGGGGGGTGGTTATGGGCGTGCTTGAAGATCAAGGGCAAGGCGGTTTGCTGTCGTTTTTGAAGTCACCCGAGGGTCAGGGTTTGCTTGCCGGGGGCTTCGCCGCTTTGGGTGGTCGCACTGTGCTGGGCGGGATTTCGCGCGGCGGTATGGCTGGGCTGGGTGCTTATGGGCAGGCGCAGGACACGCAGCAAACAAACGCGCGCCTAAAGACGATGGACGACCGCTCGGGGCAGATGTTCAACCTTCAATTGCAGCAGCACCAAGCGGCGCTTGACCAAGCCAAGAAGGCGCAAGATACGCAGCAGGCGCAGCGCAACTATCTGGGCGCAATGGGCAACGTCACAAGCCCGCGCCTTGACGCGCAGCCAAACCAGTTCAGCCCGACGCAGTGGATGGCGCTGGGCGGCACCGCAGAGGATGCGCAGCGGCTGTCGGGGATGAAGGATTGGGGTAAGTCCAAGGTGGCGCGCACGGTCGAGGGCGTAGACGCCCAAGGCAACAAGGTGACGTATCAGATGGACGAGTTTGGGCGCCCTGTTGGTGACGCTACCCAGGCCTACATTGCCCCTGTACAAGTTGACCTTGGCGGGCGCGTGCAGTTTGTCCAGCCAAAGGCGGGCGTAGACCTCACCAAGAGCATGTCGCCAGATGCGCGGGCATCTAACGCAGTGGCATGGTTCAACGCCAATACCAGCCGACAAAGCGCGAACAACGCAGCCACACCGAAGCCCGAATTCAGGGATGGTCAGTGGGTCGTTGCCCCTCGTGACATGAAGCCTGGCGAGACGCGCGCAGCAACAGCCACGACCGGCTCAAAGGACGCGACCGAGGCGCTGGCTCTGATCAAGCAAGCCCGCGAAATTCTGCCCAATGCGACGGGCAGCTATGGCGGGGCGGCACTGGACCAAGGCGCCCGCGTGTTTGGGGTGAGCACCCCAGGGGCGCAGGCAAGCGCGCAACTCAAGGCCATCGGCGGCATGCTGACTGCCAAGATGCCGAAGATGAGCGGCCCTCAGTCCGACAAAGACGTTCAGCTTTACCGCGAAATGGCGGGCCGCGTCGGTGATGAGACTGTGCCGATTGCTGAGCGTCAAGCCGCGCTTGATGCTGTGGAGCAAATCCAAGCGCGATATGCAACTGGCAACGGTGCATCGGGCACATGGTGGCAACCAGGCCAGCCCACCACGGCGGCAAAAACGGTTGTTCGTACTGGCACCATGAACGGGCGTAAGGTACATCAGTATTCTGACGGGAGCACAGGGTATGCCGATTGACCCATCAAAGGTTAAATGGGACGATGCACCCGCCATTGATCCGTCAAAGGTGCAATGGGATCAGCCCGCACCAAAGTCGAATGGAGCGGGCCCATCAAGAATTGAAAAACTCACCAAAGGCATGCGTGATCCGCTGGACGGTGGCGCGCAGCTTCTGACGCACATGCTTCCGCAGGGCGTGGTTGATGCGGGCAACAAACTGAACAACTGGCTTGCTGATAAAACGGGTCTTGTGGCCAAGTTGCCCGAGCGCAATGTGTCCAGCCTTGTGACGGGCCAGAAGTCGGGTCTTGATGCGCTCATAGCCCAACAAGAGGCCGAATACCAGGCCAAGCGTAAGGCGGGCGGAGAGTCCGGCTTTGATGCGTGGCGCACTGCCGGTAACGTGGTGAGCCCCGTTAACCTGGCACTGCCTTCTGCGGGTGGGGCAACCACGCTTGCCCGCGCAGGCCGTGGTGTGATTGCAGGCGCATCAAGTGGCATGCTAGCACCAGTCACAAATGGCGACTTCTGGGCAGAGAAGGGTAAGCAGGTTGGCGCGGGCGCTGTTATGGGTGGGGCTATGCCTTTGGTGGCTGGGGGCGTGTCTCGCATCATCAGCCCCAAGGCTTCGGTTAATCCAGACCTGAAGCTGCTTCAATCTGAGGGCGTGAGCCCTACCATCGGCCAGACGCTCGGCGGGCGATGGAATGCAGCAGAGGAAAAGCTAACCAGCTTGCCGATCATGGGTGACATGATTTCATCGGCTCGCAAGCGGTCTATGGATCAGTTCAACAGCGCGGCCATCAATCGCGCGGTGTCCCCTGTTGGCGCGAAGGTGCAAGGGTCTGGTCAGAATGCCGTACTTGATGCCGGGAACACGCTTGGCGCAGCCTATGACAAGGGCAAGGCGCAACTAGGTCACTTCCAAATTGACCAGCAGGGCGCGCAAGAGCTGGGCACGCTGCGCCAGATGGCCGATACGCTACCGGGCAAAGAGCGCGCAGCCTTTGACAAGGTTTGGCAACTCGTCTCGCATGAGGTCACGCCTAACGGCTCAATCACTGCCGACAGCTTCAAGATTCTGGATAGCAAGATTGGCAAAGAAGCAGCGCGCTTTAGCAAGTCTTCGGACGCCTACCAGCAGCAAGCCGGTGATGCGCTGGCAGAGTTGCAGCGAGTCATTACAGAGAATGCCAAGCGCGCCAATCCTCAGGCAGCAGAGGCGCTTTCAAAGGCTGACAAGGGGTGGGCTAACCTTGTGCGTGTCGAGGGCGCGGCAAAGGCCGCAAAGAACAACGGCGGTGTGTTCACCCCGGCGCAGTTGAACTCTGCGATTCAGCAGGCAGATTCAAGCGTTCGGGGCCGTGCGGTGGCGCGCGGCACGGCATTGATGCAAGACCTTGGCAATGCTGGCCAGAACGTCATTGGCAACAAGGTACCCAACAGCTTCACAACTGACCGCGCAATGCTTGGCCTTGGTGGTCTTGGGTCTGCCGCGATCAATCCAGCTATCCCGGTAGGCCTGGGTGTTGGCGGGCTGCTTTACACAGCCCCAGCACAAAGCCTATTGGGCGCGCTTGTTGGCAAGCGACCAGACTCGGCCCAAGCGATAGCCCAAGCGTTGCGGGAGGCTTCGCCCCGTTTGAGCCTTCCTGCGAGCCAAGTAGGCCTTGGCCTTCTCCGGTAGCCACTGCCACAAGAGCGGCGCACACACCGATGTAATGGCGATCCGCCAAAACTGATCGTCTGTCATCCAAGCCCCCACAACCGCCCATGAGGCGGTTTTTTCGTTTCAGAGGCACCCATTATGGCCGTACCTGCCACGATCAACGACATTTCTACGACCCCGGCAAGCAATGCTCCGGCTAGTTCCGACTCAGTTTTCCCGCTTTTGGACGACTACTTGCGCACAGGGTTTTCGTTCATCGCCCAACTGCGCGATACGAAGCTGGCGTCTTCGGCAGTGTCTACGTTCTCGCTCACGCCGCTTGCTGCCACGTCTGCAAGCGCTTGGCGCACGGCCATTGGGGCGCTTGGTAGCGCTACCGGGGTATGGATACCTGATGCCGGTGGGACGCTGCGCTTTTACTTTGATCCAGCAGGACCGCTGTACGGGCAAGGCGGGAATCTTACCAACACGCAGCCGGTTTTCATCATCATACGCAAATCGGATGGCGCTGTTTGCTTCAGCGTGCAGTCTGATGGTCGCCTGTCAGCCCGAGCGGATGCCCTGTACTCAGATGATGTTCCGCGACTTGGGCAAGTTCAGAGCATCGCCACCAATACCGCCCGCACATACCGGCAACTTGCCCAGATCGCCACATTCCAGACAAGCGATTTCCTGACCGGTACGAATCCTATTCCGCTTGACAACACGATTCCGCAAAGCGGCGAGGGTGACCAGTTCCTGTCCGTGACGCTGACACCGACCGATGCGGGCAGTCTGCTTGAAGTTGATGTGCTCCTATCGTGCGGAACGAATGTGTCCACGACCGCAGCAGCAGCGCTGTTTCGTGACGCTGGCGCCAATGCGCTGACCGCAACAATCAGCACGATGCCATATGCGGGCGATGCCGCCATGCAAATGCGGCTTCACTTCTTTGTCACTGCTGGGTCTACCGCTTCCACTACGTTCAAGGTGCGCGCCGGGGCTGGCGGGGGCGGCACGCTCTGCCTCAACGGCGTACCAAACACGGGCGCCAAATTCAACGGCGTTGAGTCGTCACGCATCACGGTTAAAGAGTACCTCCCGTAAGCGTAGCCCCAACTAACTGCGCTCCTAACTTTGCCCCCACCGCTCCCTGATGGGGGCTTTTTTATTTGAGGTCCACTATGGCAACAATCACATCAGGCAATACCGCTACGGTAACGCTTGGCGACTATGACTCTGTGACGGTGCAAAACCGTGTCGGGGCATCGGCGAGCATCACGGTTAACGGAACGGTTATCAACGGTAGCCACTCCGGTACGCGCACATATGGTCCGTATAGCGCTGGCTCTGTGGTCATCGTGGCTACAGCCGGTGACGTGTACTACGAGCTTGCCGATGGCGCCGCCCCCCTCTCACAGTCTGGGGGGGTGGCTGCCCGAGTCTCGATCCTGAACGGCGCAACTGCTGGGCAGGATTCGGGCTGGCTCCCGCTGTCTGGCGCCCCTGAGCGATTGATGTACGCGCTCGACAGCGGCACCACGACGACGACATTCAGCATCGACATTTCTGCAGATGGCGTCACATCGCTGGGCCAGGCATTCACGGGCACGTGGGCAAGTTCGACGGAGGCACAAATATCGCAGCAGTTGATGTACAGCAATCCGCAAGCGCGGTATTTCCGTTTCAACGTCCTGTCAGGCGGCCCCCTTTCTGTAGCTCGCGGCGCCTAAGAGCGCACTCATCGTAAAAGGAATCAATATGCCTATCTATGCATCCTCTGCCCAAATTGCTGCGCAACCCGTCCAGTCTGGTACGCGCACTCTTCAGGTTCCGGCAAATGTTACTGCTGCGGCCCCATTTGGCGGCGCAATTGATACACCATGCGATACGTTTTCAGTATCGCTCGGATCAACTGGTGCGCTCGACAGCGCAGCAGTTTTGACGCTGCAAGCAACAATCAACGGATCATCATTTTTGCCGGTCTACATCAACGGAAGTATCAAAACCTGGACGGGTGCGCAGATTACCGCTGGCGTTATTGAAACACTTAACGTAAAGGCGGTACAGGTGCGCTTGGTATTGTCAACTCTTGGTACTACAACAGGCTCAAGCGGCGTGGTTCCACGCCTGTTTGCTTAATATGGCGCTGCGAGGCATAACCGTCAACGCATCGCGGCAGCTTGTCCGTGATGGGGTGCGATTCCGTAATATCGGATTTAATTACATAAGCGCGATTCAGCGGATCTACTCGCAGCCGTCTACAACGGCTTGCGAGTACACACCGAGCAGCGAGCAAGATCAGATCATTGCGCTGGCTCAGTCGGCAAAAGTAAAGGTCTTGCGCGTCAACGCATTTCCTTTCTATGCAGCGCAGTGGACCTATGGCGTCCTAAATGGCAAGGCTTGGAATGTCGCAACAGCGGGCGACCGCGAAGCGCACTATCTTAAGATTGATGCGTTCTTGAATAAGTGCCGGGCCGCCAATATCAGCGTGATTTTGAATTGCTTCTTCCGACTGCACTCTGTCAGTGATCTGGTCGGTGCAAATGGCAGAACATGGTTGAGTGCAGGCAACACGCGCACGTTTGCCCAGACGATCACAACCGAGATTGTCACGCGCTACCTGAATGACGATGTGGTTGCGGGCTACGAGCTGTCAAACGAAATCAATCACTACAACGACGCGACAGATGCCAACAGAGGCAAATACCCTGGCCTCGGTGGCAGTTATGGAATGCTTGCCAGCTACTCGGCTGCAAATGATTTGTTCGTTGGTTCGGAGTGGTCTAGCATTGTTGCATGGTGGTATAGCGTTGTGTCAGCGATTGATAATCAGCGTATTGTGTTGAGTGGCAATGGCCCTAACAGCTATAGCCTTCCAGGTGGCACTCCGGGCATTCCTGGGCCAATGCACAAATGGCACATGGAGCAAGTGAGGGACAACCCAACAAACTGCGGCAGTATCCATTGGTACGGTGATGTCGGTTATGGAGCAATAGATTTAGAGGGCACAAGTGCAGTTTTGACTGGCGTCAAGCATTGGCAAAAACATGCAGGCCGAGCATTTGTAATTGGCGAATTTGGTGCCCAAGTTGGTCATGTAAGCACAATAGTTTCTTCGGGGGGTGTTGCAACATTTTCAACAGAGGAAAAGTGCCCTATAAAAGTTGGTGATGAATTTAGAATAATGTTGACAGGTTCATTTGATGGATATTATGTATTATCATCAATTGACAGTGATCGCAAGACAATTACAGCTGCATGCTCAATACCAGGGGCGTGGTCTGGATCTGCAAAGGCGCAGTATTTGAATGGCAATAAAATGTCCAGGTGGATTAAATATGTAATTGATGCCGATGTTGACGTTGCGCTTGTTTGGGCCGTTGATCTTGACCCGCTTACGTCTGCATTTGAGTCGCTGACATACCCAGGCAATGAGGGCCTTGTGTCTGCGATCCGGGATGCAAATACGGCGCTCGGCTGGTGACGCTACGGGGGTGTGCTCCTGGCACCCCGCGCAGCAAGCCTATTTGTAGTGCCAGCGCTGCGAGCGGCAGCAGCGCGAAGGCTTAAACCTGGCCGTCCAAGAGCGGAAATGAGACACGATATGGAACTCGGAACGGGCGCTGTTGCAGGCGCGGGCTTGGCAAAGCTGGGCACCATGTTTGGCGCATCGGCGGTGGGGGCTGCGATCATCGCGGCTTACCATCCTGAGACGCGCAAGGACACGTGGTGGCGCGCTATCGGTGCTGGCGTGGGTGGCGTGATCATGGGCACCCCTGCGTGCCGTGCTGCGAGTCATTACGTGCCGTGGCTTTTCAGTGGCTCCACGGTCGATGACTTGGGCGTGATCAGCACCGTGCTGTTCATCGTCGGGGCTTTGTTCTGGGGCCTTGTTGGCATGCTTCAGGGCCTGTCAAACAAGATCAAGGACAAGGGCGCCGACAAAGTGGGCGAGAGGGTTGGGCTATGAGGCTTGAACTCATCCGCACCGAATGCGGCAAGGTCTGCACAATCGGTGAGCTTCTGATTGACGGCAAGCACGAGTGCCACACGCTTGAAGACGTGGTGCGCGCCGATGGCGTCAAAGTCTACGGCGAAACGGCCATACCTCCGGGCGTCTACTCGGTGGACATTACCTACAGCCCGCGATTTAAGCGCGACTTGCCTTTGCTGATTGGCGTTCAAAACTTCATCGGCATTCGCATCCACCCAGGCAACACGGCAAGCGACACCGAGGGCTGCATTCTCGTGGGCCAGGGCAGGGGGCAAAACTGCATTCTTTCGAGCCGTGCCGCGTTTGATGTTCTGCTTCCCAAGCTCAAGGCCGCAAAGGCTCGTGGCGAGGCTATCACTATCACGGTGGGGTCATGACCCTACAAGCTCGCCTGATAGCCGCCATGGCCTCTCTGCTTGGGCTTGCTGCGCTGATCGGCGCAGCACTGCTCAAGGGCTATCACATGGGCTCAGCGGCAAGCGATGCAAAGCACCTGGCCGAGCAATCAGAGGCGCGTGAGGCGCAAGACAACGCGCTGCAAGTGGCCGCCGTGGCCATCGCCAAAATCGACCAGCGGCAAGCGCCCATCATCGAAAGGGTGATCCATGAAACGACCACAAGCCCTGTGTACGCTGACTGCTACAATGATTCTCGCGTCATGCGCGACCTCAACGCGGCCCTCACAAACTCGGAGCCCGCTAGTGATAGCGCAGTGCCCGCAGCTTCAGCCCCTCAGTGATGACTCATTCGGGGCGACGGTTCGCAAGCTGACAGAGGTGGCGGGCATCTACTACAAGTGCCGGGCTGCTGCGCTTGGATGCGCGGATTGAAGAGGGGGCCGGAGGTGATCCCGGCAATCGTTCCGAAGTTCATAGCACCTGACGACCGCTGCAAACGGTTGTGCCAGCTCACGGGCTTGCAGTCCCGGCGCAGAACCACTGCGCATACACCCTCAAGTCATGGACAGACGCAGCACGTGGGATTTAGACACCTTCGGACTCGGCACCCACACACCCGGATGCTACCCCGGCCTGGTCTAATCCACCCCGGCAGCTACTCAGGGATCGTATTGGTCCGCTATCGCTGGCTGACCATGACTTGAAAGCCCGCTATCCCCCGCTACGCAGTGAACAACGGCGATGCAATTCTAGCTTATTCCGAAGCGGTCGCGGATAGCCTTAGCTGCCGCTGTGCCGTAGATCTTGACCCCGGTGGGGATGTGCGTGTCGCAAACCGTCTCGCGGGCGATCTGGGCGCACTCTCGCGCCACAGCTTGTGCAACAGCGGTCAACTGATCCGGTGTAATAGACACATGCCGAATCGTGTCAGGGTAATCAATATCTAGGTAGGCGCCCGCTTCTTCAGCTAGTCTCTTGATGTGCTCTTGCATGTCAGTCCTTTGGGTGGGTGGCGTCAGTAATCCCCGTCGCACAAAACAACGGAGAACGGCTTGGATGTCGGGATGCGGACAAACTGGCGCGGGATTGCCGACCGGCTCAGGCCGTGCCTTTGCAATTCGTCGTTAAGCAGTTCGGCGGCCTGCGTTGCCGTGTCCGCCACAACAACGGCGGCAGTGCCAACCGGATAGTGACCATCAAAGCTGGTGTTAGTCCAAACTTTCATCTACTCACTCCTTCCCCTTGGGGCTCTGTAGCTGTTGAGCCTTGTCCCTTGCGGCTTGGCGGATTTCGTCGTGGTGCTCTGCCGGTGCCCTGATGCCGCGCACCTCTGGCGGCTTGGGGTTCAGGGCGCGGCTCTTGCGGCTGCGCTCTGTTGATGAGCCCGGGGGCTCCGGGCGCTTGGTGATCATGCGCGGTAAAAATTAAAGCTGTGTGGGTTGGTCATCTGGTCGATATCGATTTCCAATCCGCGAACCCAAGTGAAGCCGTTGACCTTTGCAATCAATCGAATTTCGCGCTGTTCCGCGTCATCAAAAACAGCCTCCGGCGATGTGGCGAGCACTTGTACAGAGCCGCCGCCAGGAGCGACACGAACGCGAGCCTTGATACCTGCAACCTTAACGCGGTGGCGAATGTGGGCGGCTGCTTGGGTGTTGTTCATTTCGTTCTCCGTTGCGTTGTCGATGTGTGTACTTTGCCACCGTTGCGCGTAACGCAAGAGGTCAAAGCAAGATATTTGAAAGTTTTTTGCGCGCTGGCTACAGGCCTAACTCGTTGGTCAAGGGGACGCCCTTCGGTCGCCCCTTACCGCTGGGTTAGGCCTCTTCTTCCTCGCGCCGCTGCCGTTCAGCCTCTTCGGCCAGGAAATCGCGGCGTGTCGCAGCGGGTCCTGCGGCCAATGCTTCGGCGCCTTTGTCCGCCAGGCGCAAGAAGTACCCCTTATCGATGAGGATCAGGCCGCGCTCTTCCATGTTTTCCAGCCATCGGCGTCGCTCGGCCTTGGAGTTGAACGAGTATTGAACTTCGTCCGTGATGTGCTCGATGTACAGCGGCACCTTCTTGCCGTTGTGCTCATGGGTTTCAGAGGCTTGGATGTCCTCCAGCAGGATGCGCTGCTTGTTTGAAAGTCGGATTGCCATGTCACTCCTATCCGGCCCACTCCGTGAGCCTCTGAATCAAACGCTCGGCCTGGCGGCCCAGCTTGGTGTGGTGCCCATGTCGGGCGTGTGGCTGCCAGGCCTAACGCTACGTTGCACGCGGACGCCCACAAGTGGGCGCCGGTGAACTCTGCACAACCCAGCGCGCATCAATGCGGCGGCGAACCAGCGGCTTAGCTTCCTGTTCGAGTCTTGGCAAAGCATGGCGGGCGCACAAGTAGGTATCAGCGTAGGCATTTTGCGATTCATGGCTTTGATCGTCAATGTATATTGACTGTGTGCCTCTCACCGCACCCGCCAAATGATGGCAACGAGCCGCACAGGTTCGGCAAGTTTTGCCATAAATATCAAGCACAATTAGGCACTTAGCGGCGACTGAGATGCCAAGTTTGGGCAAGTTGCGCAACGTATCGCCAGTGTGGCGCGTTGGCATCTTTGTAGGCACGCGCAAAACCTGCTGCTCACGATGCCTACAAACACCCTCACGGACAACCAGTGCCGCATGGCCAAGCCAGGCCCGAAGCCGGTAAAAATGTTCGATGGCCACGGCCTGCACCTTTTCGTTAGCCCAAAGGGTGCGAAGGTGTGGCGTGTAGCGTACCGACTCGACGGCAAGGCCCAGACTCACATTATCGGCCCCTACCCACTGGTTTCGCTGGCTGATGCCAGGACCAAGCGCGACGAGTTGCGGCGCAAACTGCTGGACGGCGTGAGCCCCAAGGCGCCCAAGGCCAATCCAGGTGTACCCGCATTTCAGGCGGCATCGGATGCCTACTGGTCGGGGCGCCTTGACATCACGGATGCCTACAGGATGAACGCCCAAAATGGCATCACGATGCATTTGGGGCCATTGCTTGGGGCTATGCCGATTGACCAGATCGGGCGCGACGATCTTTTGAATGCGCTGCTCGAAATGGACAAAGCGGGTTTGCTGGTCTATGTCCGGTCCGTGCGCGGATGGGCTTCGCAGGTCTTTGATTGGGCCATAGAGCGCGCATACAGGACTGACAACCCCGCTGCCCTCATCAAGCCTCACAAGGCGTTCAGAACGCCCGCGAAAGAGTCGCATGCGGCATTGTCGCCCGGCGAGGTGCGTGGGTTTCTTGAGCGCCTGAGCTTTGAGGACGAATTGCAATCCGTCAAGGCCTGCAAGTTGCTGGCCTTGACATGGGTTCGCACTGGCGAGCTTCGCGGGATGCTGTGGACGGAGATTGAGGGAGACATGTGGCGCATTCCCGCGGGGAAAATGAAGCGGCGCAATGAGCATCTGATACCCCTTTCCCGGCAGGCATTGGCGCTGCTAAAAGTCCAGCGCGAGCGGTGCCGTGGCAGTCTATATGTGTTCCCGGCTGATCACACGATCAAGCGGCCCATGAGTGAAAACGCTGTGCTTTACCTGCTGCACCGCATGGGCTACAAAGGGAAAATGACAGGGCACGGGTGGCGCTCGGTTGCGTCGACATGGGCCAATGAGGCGGGGTGGCCGCCTGACGCGATTGAGCGGCAATTGGCGCACGTTCCTGACGACAAGGTGAGGGCGGCATACAACCGGGCGGCGTACTTGCCGCAGCGCCGGGAGATGCTTCAAGCCTGGGCGGATTGGATCGACTCACAATCACCCGATGTTGATGCCCGCAGCGGCCAGGGTTGACAAGCGCCATCCCTGGGTTTTGCGGGAGATGTTCACATCGGGCGGCGGTAGCTTGCCGGTCTTGAGCCATTGGCGCACAGCCTCGCGGCTGCGTCCCAGTTTGTCCTGTAGCTCTTTGCGCGTGATCACGCTATCTGTTACTGCCTCCACATCAGCCCCCAATCTCGCTAAAGCCCAGCGTTTTCTTAAACTCAGAGAACGCTAAAACAAGGTCACGCGCCTGGCTGTAATCCAAGCACACATAGTGGTCTTGCACGGTCACGCGGTCGGACTGGAAGTGAGCAATGAATCCGTTGCCGGTGTCCTTTAGGATGCACGCAACATGGCCGCGATGGTGTGCTGCGTAGCCGTCACGATGGGCGACGTGTGCGGTGTCGCCGATGCGCCATGACTCGTCTACCATGTCATCGCTTTTGTGTTTAGCCATGCTCATCTCCAAAAAGCTCCCCCGTCCTGTCGTCGCGCTCGGGGATGTGAAACTCGCACCAGAACGCGATAATGGGCGGCGGCGCCATGTGCGACACGCGCGGGTGATCGGTCGGCGGCGCTGTGCGGCGCAGGCAGTCAGAGCAACCCTCGCGCCATTCGCCCTCAAGGTTCACTCCAGGGCAGCGGGCAACGTCAGCGGGGAGGGTCATGGCGTATCCCCCGAAAGGATGCCGCGCAGCTCATTAGCGCGCGCTGCGGCCTTGGCAAAATCTTCGGCTTTGATGCTTGCAGCCATGGCTTGATGGCAATCGAAATATTCTTTGAAAAGCGCCAGACGCTTTTCCCCCACCTTGTGCCCATCATCAAAACCTTGGTTGTAGCCTGGCTCTATGGGTAGGCCCTTGAAAAGTGCTTCACGGCTCATTGCTCAATTCCCTGCTGCGCGGCCTTGGCTTTGGCCTTGTCTGCATCGCGCTGCGCTTTGGCTGCGGCCTTGCGTTGCTTGGTGATCCACACCAGCACATCGCGCCTCACCAGTTGGTCGTGGTCGGCGCAGTAGAAATAGCTGAATCCGTTGAACTCAATGCCGCCATAAAACCGCGCAATACTGAATTGCGTGTTCATCACGCCATTGATCACGTAAGGCGAGTCGGTCGGCAGATCGCAGCCGATCAAGTCGATTTCGGTGATGAGGTTCATTGCTTGCCTTTCAGTGCTTCGATGCGCTTCGCGCACATCACGGATGAAGCATTTCCGTGGGATGGATAGGCCCATGATTCCGACTCTTCTACGCATTCCTTCTTCGCATCCTCCAGCGCCTGAGCGCGGGCGGCTGCGTAAGCCAGTTCAGCGAACCGGTTGTAGAAGATGACGGACCATGCATCGTCCGTGGCCTCGGCATCTGGGTGGCAGTCCGCGAAGTTGTGCGCCTCATCTTCCCAGGCTTGGACTTGCTCTCTTGTGGGTGTCATGGCGCATCCTTCTGTGTGGCGGGCTCATCAAGCACCCATTCGTTGCCGTCAAAGTCGGCGAGGTCTTCGGCGTGTTCTTCAGCGTCGTGTGGCCATTCAATGACTCGCGCCTTGATCTCATCAAACGTGACCCCCCATTGGGTCAGCTTCTCGGGGTTGCGGTCGAAGAACTCCCGCATTGCCGCGTTGTGGCACGCCGCCATGTGTTCAGCCACGTCATGTCTTGGGGCCGCATGCAGGTCGTCAGGGCCAGGTATATGGATGCACCAGAGTTTGTCGGTTGTGGGGGTCATGGGTGGTCTTTCGGGATGAACATGTCGGGGCCTTCATGCGATGGGCCGAGCTTCTTTATCCAGCTTACGGGCACGGTGATCACGTCCTTGCTGTAGCAGCGTCGGTATAGGTCGCTGCTGTTGTTGCCGCGCTGGTGCTCAATCCAGTCGGGCCGGTCAATCCGAGAGGCCATGCAGAATGCGCGACTCACGATTCGATAACCAACCCTCTTTGCTTCTTCGGCTGATGCTGGCAGTTTTTGTTTTTGCTTGGCCATCACTCCCCCGCTGCAACTGGTGGGGAACCCTTTGCTGATTCGATAGCGCGGTCCCATGCTCGCTGCGCTGAATCAAGTGCAGCAACGTCGTGCGTGGAAAGAGTTTCGCCCACGCGCTGCTTGAGATTGAACGCCG